GTTAGGAAGCCCCCATGATGGGCAAAATGCCCATCATGCCGGGTAGTATTGTTTTGTCCTCGAAAGGACTAACATTACTAGCCAGAAATGGCGTCCCCCACACGGTCATAAGAATGACCGCTCCGTCCCTAATAAGACGGACCCCATCCAAGCTTAATGCTGACGCGCTTGGGGCGTCCAGAACGCTCTAGGTGTTGCTCATCATTACTCATGGATGGTGGCCACGAGGAAGACGACTTGACATAAGTCGTCGTGCCAGGCTCGTAACAGGGAACTAAGTTGACATAGCTGTCAACATCCCTTGAATAATTACGAGTCTCTAGCTTGAGCAAACACTTAAGCAAGGCACCTTGTCCATCGAGTATATCTCTCGGTGGTTTGGCCTGCACAACATAGCCCCGAACTTGAGGGCTATGCAGGTGAGGATGCATTCTATCGACCTGATAAGGTCTTAGGTATGCAACCCTGCCTAGCACGGGTGAGTCTGGACCGACGATAGGATAGTGTTTAAGTATCCTAGTCAATCGGAGATCCAGCCACTCGGCTGTATCAACTAGTCCAGCATGGTAAAGCTGGTTTCTAAGGGATACAGTCGAGATCACCTCCGTAGCGTCTGCCGTCGTGTGAGGTAACACTTGCCGGACCCGGACAATAGAAATGTCCGCTCCATTAAAGTATTCCTTACCACAAGACTCTCTGAACCTTCCGGTCCAGAAAGACTTGTCCAGACCAACTCGAGCACCAAAATGCTCGAGAGTCTGTACGACGGTACGCACATGTCTACTGGGAACAATCAAGTCATCCCCGTAGATACGCACCGAACCAAGAAAGGATTTGATGTCTTTCTTGGTCAGCGTCTTGTTGAGCGATTTCTGAATTCCTAGAAAGATCAGGGTCGTAAAGACCATGGCCTCGACAGGAAAACAGAGAGCTGAACCCATAGACGCGTACTTAGCCAAACGGATCACTCCGTAGCCAGGTACGTCAGCCCGCCTAGAGCGAGTAGCATCAATAGCCTCTTGCAAATTAGGCCATTGATGGAACATCGCTCTTACGAGCTGATTGGAAACACGATCTGAGGCATCACTCAAGTCGAGTGTTGCTGTCTCTTCATCAAGAGACCCTTGATGAGCCAGAGCTTGATTAGGGCCCTGATCATCAAAGCCGATTAGCCCACGTAGGAGTTCATCCCTATTATAGGCTACTAGAAATCCTCGGAGGATTGCCTGCTGCATGTATTGCATGCAGGTAGGCTCCACAGCGATTATTCTAGGTGTTTTCAATGTTTTAGGAACTGTGATAACCTTCACAGGTATCTCAGAACCAGGTTCGAGAACGTCTATCTCATCCAAAGTCTCGTAAAAACGAGAATTAGGGATGAGATATCTATCCATAGGAAAGACCTTGGATAGCCTTGTCGTCCAAGTACGTTGCTCATACTTCCCATTACTGGAAAGTTTGTCAGCAACAGTACCCGGACCATGTTTCGGAAGAACTTCACCATAATGGACATCTCTATCCATTTGTGTGAATACTTC